CGTGCCTACGTTTATCACCTGCCAATGAAATTGATGTAATCATAGAACATCCAGAGCTAAAACAAGAAGTAATCTTTTTGAGCGAGAAGTTTGGTGGTGGTGGCATAGAAAGATACATTGAATATTTGATAGATCATCGTAACACGAGATCCGTGGAGCGTGCCTTATGGCAAGCCAATGATGATTTAAAAGCAAGTAAACCAGCAGAAGAGATTTCTCAGACATTTGTGAACACCATTGCAAAATCACTTAGTCAAAGAAAGGGTGTGGTTGCATGTGGTGCAGCAAGTAAAGAAGCATTTGCAGAATTTCTTGAAGTGGATGCAGGTGGCACGCAAGCAATCCCAACAGGCTTGGAAAAGTTAGATGCTATTCTTGGCGGTGGTTTCAAGAAAGGTAGCTTGTACGTCCTTGCAGCACGCCCAGGAGTAGGAAAGTCTGCATTAGCCATACAAATGACATACGAAACTGCAAAGCGTGGTTTAAGAGCAAGCTATGCAAGCTTAGAAATGTCATCATCAGAATGTGCTGGCAGACTTTTATCCAATGCAAGTGGCGTGCGCAAACCAACAGGCAAGGGATTTCTTAATGCAGGCCATAAGCAAAAACTAGAGACTCAAGTGCAAGCAATGCAAGGTTGGCCTATTATTTTCAAGGATGATAACCAGGCCACCATGCAATCAATTGAAGCTTTCATTGCTAAGCAAAGGCTTGAAGGAGAGCTTGGTTTAATCGTTGTCGATTACTTGCAGCTACTCTCTTCACCTGGGCATGACTCAAGAGTGCAAGAGGTGAGCCACATTTCTCGTTCCTTGAAAGCAATTGCAATGGAATATGAAGTTCCCGTGCTTGCCCTTTCTCAATTAAATCGTGCCTTAGAAAGCGCAAATAGAAATCCCATGCTCTCAGACTTGCGTGAGTCAGGAAGTATAGAGCAAGATGCAGATTGTGTGCTACTCATGCACAGAGAAAAAGAAGTAGATCCAACCAATGATGATATCATTTGCAATGTTGCAAAGAATAGAAATGGCGAAGTGCGTGCAACCAAGCTTACCTTTACCAAACCAACCGGGCGTTTCTCAACACGAGTTGAAACACGATTGCATGATAAGAAACCATTTTAGACTAAGAGTAGACTACATGAGGTTACACATGATACCATATGAAGCCCAAGAAGGCATCTAAAAAGCGTTTTGATTGATTATGAGGGTAAATACTCATGTGGCACAATCAAAACGCTTTCTCGTTAAGCTATAGGGTAAAGATTAAGTTTCTCCTTGCTTCTTTGTCCACCATGCAAGCACTTTCGGCACGAACTTCATCGCTATGAAGAGCGCCATGCCAAGTGCAAGCTTGGGTAGCAGGTCATTGTTGTCTTGTTTGCTCATGCGATTGCCTTTCTTACTTGCACTGCATCTACGAACCAATCATCTACGCCACCATCAAGGTTGACACCTCTTTCAGTTGCAGGTTCGCCATGCGTATAATCGCATTCTCCTTTTAATGTCTTGATGTAATACCTTGATACAAATTGCCCTTTAGTTTCATCATTGGGTGCAATTAAGTCATGCTCATGCCTGAGATCCCAAAATTCTACCAAGGGATCTTCTCCATCATGTACCAAGCAAAAGTTTCTACCATACTTCTCGCCCTTCTTTATAATGCGAGATGCAAAGGGAACGCCATTCTCGTTTTCTCCTATTAGTGTTAGTTTGCTCACTACCTTACCTCCCTTACATGTGAATATTCGTAAGACATCATCTTGCTAAATGATTGCCCGGTCTTGCCTGCATCCTGCGCGGTTCTCGCTTCCACCTCTAGAACCTTCATACAGGCACGCTGGCCTTTGATTTGCTTATATGCGAATACCTCGAAGCTTGTAAGCTTAGGTGCTTGTTTATGTGCTGCTATTCTCATAATTATTTAAGGTTAAATGTTAGTTGTATTTTCTCTTTTTCTGTAAAGGATTGCCCTCTTGCACCATGCTTGCATGCCCTCGTAAACGAGGCCTTGCTGGCTTGCTTTGCACGCTCCCTTTGCTCTCGTTGTTTCATGCCTTTCTCGCCTATCTCAATCAATTCCTGCAAGGCGATTGGAAAGAGTTGTGAGGCGTGTTTCATGCTAGTTTCTCCTTTGTAAGTATTCTTTCCGCAAGTTTTGTGCTTTTATGCAAAGTCAGGAAACCAAAGCACGCTCGTAAGTTAGCTGCTAAAACATGCTTGTTCTCATGCATAATGCACATACTAGCGTAACCTTTCCCGAAAACACTTTCCTCGTTGTAAATGTCTATGAAATCCAAAACGCCATTCTTTTGACGTGTCCATTTAAAGTTGTCTAATTTCATGCTAGTTTCTCCTTTTTGCTTTAATTGTTTGAATTGCGATCCAAGCGCCCATTATGGCGTATGGTGCGAGTAGTATTATTGTAAGTTCGTAGTGTGACATGGTATTGAAATTTAGTTGTTTGTAGTATGTAAGATTAATAATCTTTACTAGCTGCTATCCTGCTGGCTTTCATTACGTGCGCTGGTATTTCTTCACTTGTAAGGTCAAGAGCTGCAAGCGCATCTCTTGTGTTGCCCGTTACGCAATACTCATGATTGCAAAGTTCATAAGTAAGCGCATCTTGCAAAAAAGATTCATCCTTAAGCGCTTCTTTCATTTCCTTATTACTTGTTTCTAGTAAAGTATCCAGCGCGGCTTCTCTGGATTTAAGAATAAAGCAACCTGCGCATCTCTGTATAATATCTAATTTACTTGCGCCAAGCTTTGCTAGACTTTCGTCAAGTTGTTTGTTACTGAAAGCAAATATAATGCCTTCGAAGTTATTAAAAGCGCTTTGCTGCGCGTCTTTAAGTTCTGAATATTTCATAGTAGTATTTTTTAAGGTTAAAACTATTAGATCCGACGTTTAAACAGCCCAGCATTCTCCTTTCTCGTCACAAAATACTTCTTTTAAAAAGTCAACTTTCTCCCCTGCTATTGAAAAGAAACAAGCGCCTTCTTTGGGGTTAAAATTGACGCGCTTTGCATGTGCTGGAATTGCAACCGGGCAATCAATAGATATTTCCTCGGTCTTGAACCAAGCAAACACTGAGCGCTTGCCACCTGCCAAACATTGCTCAAACTTTTTACCGCTTGGCTGTTTTATACTTACATTTTTTGCATGTATGAAAAGCGCTTGCGTGGTTTTGCCTGAGTTGACCTTGAAAGACCATTTGCGGCCATTTGTCGCATTTAAGTTTCTATGGAATGAATAATTCATTGTAGTAGTAATTTTTGAGTTAATAAGTAACAAGCTATCTTGCTTGCATGAAATACAGTAAAACACATCAACTGCACCAAGTCAACTTATTTTGTAGTTAATCGTCACACAACTAATAAAAGCTTGCATCATTGTATACATGCAGCATGCAGCATGCCCCCGGTTCACGGGGCTATGTACCATGCAAAAAAACTTTCACGCAATTATGCAAACTTGTTACCTGGACAACTTGCAAACTTGTAGCATGGAATTATGTGGCTTGGGAAGCATGGGAAGCATATCAAAGAAAGCATGTGGAAAAGCATGTGAAAAAGCATTTCTTCCCGGTAACAGAAAAAGTAATTACATGATTTATGTATTTACACTAACTACATATTTACACTGGATTGTTTAAACCAAGCTTGCAATCAATCGAGCTAGACCACGCAATCGCACGCAATCATGTAATCTTGCCAAGTCAAACCACGCAATCCCACTATCCATGCATACCTTGCACTTTCTAACAAGAAGTGCAACCCCCTTCCATGCCTGCTTTACATGTGTATACTAAGTGTATTTACACTAACTAGGGGGGAGGAGGGGGTAGCCCGATTCCCCTGCGTTCTTTCTATATTATTATCACCCCCCGCATAACTTTTTTTGCAATATTGCCCCCCTTGATGGGGCGTTGTTTGCCCATGGTTATGATGGGGTATTACGCTATCACGCCCCCATACCTTTCATGCCCCCCTACCCCCTTGCATAGCATACAGCATGGCCTCGATTCGAGGCGTAGGGTAATGTAGTTTGAGTTAGTAGATCGGGAATACGATCTTATTTATCCATAGGTTTGTATATCCGATGTCCTGCATGGATAACAATTTCCTTACATAGATCGAGGAACTCTTGATCTGTCATCATACCTTTTGCCCGGTTTGCTTCTGGGCATACAATTTGGAGATTATCCATAGAATTATCCCCACCACGAGCTGTGGGAGTCTTATGGTCATATTCATAGGTATCTGGATCGTGAAAGTCTATAGGTCTACCTGTAAGCGCGCATGGGAAAGTGTCACCATACTTTGCATGAACATCTTTATAATTGAAAGTCATAGGTCTTTGGAAACGATTGGCTTTATCTGATATTGCTTTGGATGTCTGTCTTTTTGATTTATTAAGATACCAGGCAGGTTTAGGTTGTTTGGAAAGTGGTTTAGGATTTTGGAAGGTATATACTTTATTAATGATTGCTTTAAGACTTCTTGGATAATTATCATTCCTTTCCTTGGCAAGATCCCGTGTTTTTTTACGCAGGGCATAGGATACAGTAGATTTGGAACATTTAAGTTTCTTTGCAATTTGGTTAAAGGACAGACCTTTTTTGCGTAGTTCTATGATTTGTTTATTTAGAGGAGTCATCTGGCGTGATGTCTACAACTTTATCTTCGGATGCCTGGGTGGGTTGTTTTTTAACTTCTTTGGTTGCTCCTTTAAGGATGGAGCGTACTTGATC